TTCTTGATAGTTTAGGCGTTTAACATTGATACATTCTTCTTTTGCATATTTGAGAATAACACATTGTATTTTTAAATCTGCAAGTTGTTTTTTATCTATCAATTCTCTTGTAGTTGTGACACTATGCACAGGTCCAAACAATCCCTCTAATACTAACTTATGTACTTTACTATCATCTAGTGTACCAGTTGTACCTATTCTATATTTTGCATTAACACATGCACTCATAATTTTCTGCAATTCTTTAGACTTGTATAAATGAGCTTCGTCTCCTACAACACAATCAAATTGTTCAAAGTATTTCTTATCAAATGTTGCAAGTGATTGCCATGTAGATATGACAACAGGTTTACTATCATCTATTTCATAACCGTAATATTTTCTTTGTACTTCTTTTTCTGCTTCCCAACCATAATCTTGAAAGTCTTTATACATTTGTTCTACTAGTGATGTAGTTGGTACAATCAATAAACTTCTTTTATTCAAAGTTGTCATCATTCGAATAATACAATAGATAATTAAAGATTTACCAGAGGCAGTAGGACTCAATAATACACAGCGTTTCGAATTTATCGCATGTGCGAAAGCATCTAACTGATAGTCTCTTATTAGTATTTTTACTGATTTCATTAAAATTTTCGCAACAAACTTGGAAAAATCTTCTCTAGCAACGCGGCCTCCTGCGTTTAACGACTTCGGTAGTATGATTGTATGGCTATGATTTTCGCAAAAATGTTGAATATACGGCAGTAAGCCTTTATAAATTTTGCCTGTCGCTTTACTGTATAATCTTATTTGACCGTCCCATCTTTTTGCACGAACACTAGGCATAAAAGAAGCACCGGGTACTTTAAAAGTAAAAAAATCTGATAAGTCTTGTAAGAGACCTAAATCTTCACTTGTACACTTAATATAAGATTCGTTATAGTTTGTTATTTTTAATTCGCTCATCTAATTCTTCATATGATATATTTGACCAGTATTTTCTTTCTAATTCTTCTATTTCTGGTATAGGTTCTCCTACATGTATAAACTCATGTTCAGTATCGTATTTGTTTAATAGTCTTTTTGTATGATGTATCCAATTATGTGGATCAATCGCTTTCGCTTGTGGTCCTACGTACCCTACGGATCCCTTGTAGATGTTGTTCACTTGTTTTGACTTCGAATGGTAATCGTATCCCACTAAGTAAATCTTTTGATCGACATCCGCTGCCATCAGAGCAATGAGCACACCTGCGTTTGTTTTCTCTTGTTGATACTTGCCCAGTCCCATCACTTTGTCTTTTTTCTTTGTCCATGTTATCTTATACCCTTCTTGATCTTCACCAAAATGTAACTTGAAATCATCTTCGTGCCAATCTTTGTTTTCTTCACGAAACTTTTTCATCAAATCAACGTTGTTTGCCCAACACACAAAAAATTTCTTCTTTTCATTAGGCCACTCATGTTCGTCTGTATAATCTTTGGGGTCAACATTACCTATAAACTTAGTGACTGTTTCTGGATAAAACAATTTATCATACAAAGAAGCAGGATTTTTTTCCCATTGTTTTAGATAAACAGGGTGTTCAAATGCATAACCACTACGATATATTTCATGACATATATTATAGTCCATTGCGACTAATACATCTGGCACAAAATCTCTATATAGCCCATTACAACCATATATTTTACCATGTGGTCTTAATTTTTCTAAATCAAAGTCTTTTCTACTCTCACCATTGCCTATACAAAATATCATTACATACTACCCATTGTAAATTTTTTCCATTCTATTGCGTTTTTAATTTGAAATGTGCGATTGTTTATTTGTTTGAGGGTACTTTCACAATAGTGACATATCTGTTTAAGATATTCTATCTTTTGTCTTTGTTTAATAATCTCATCATCACTATCAATAAACTTATCAACATCTTGTCGCAACACTTTTAAATCAAAGTTCTTTTCTTTGTATTCTTCGGGTTCTGCTTTACCTGTGTAGAATAACCATTTTTTGATATGTAATTTAGAATAGTCGCCCTCTGCTTTCTTTAACATAAGAGCATATGTAGAATAAGTTTTAAGGTATTGAGAATGTAGTTGAGGTGTCTTTAGACTCTCTAAGTCTAATTCAGTATCATCAATTTTCAAATCCTTTTCGGCTTGCGCCTGAAGTTCATCAAGTGTCATTATTTAATCCTTTATATTATATAGTAAACTAAAAAGGGGTCGTATATTCGTGTAGTTTATAACCAAATGAAACACTCGCTGTAAGATATTCAACGTCAGTTGCATTTTGATTATATTCTAGTGCTGATAATGATTTAGGATAACAATCTCTAAATGTAATCTCAACAATAGGTATATTACGAGCAGATAAAATAATCATCTTACTATCTGCAAAAATAGCACCATCAGGTGTAGCACTCGTCACTCTACCTGCGTCAGTAGAATTGTTTTGTTGTGATCTAGGCATTCTATCTTGACCACTAGCGATCAATTCACGATATTTGTCGTCACTATCAACCTGTGATAGTCCTGCCATCCAGTCATGCACACTACGATAGTTTGTTAAATCTTCATCAACAATAAAAGATATAGTTAAGTCCTCAAATGTCAAATCATTACCTGGTATTCTTATAGGCATTAATCTTGTAGGTTGTGTTAATTCTGCAAGTGACACGCCAGGTATATTTGCTGAAATACAGTTAAACTCTACTCTAGGTAATTTAGTTGATGTAAACTTAAACTTTGTAGGATCTGCATAGTCTAGACCAGACCCGGTTGGTTGTTTACTCGATAATGTTGTATCAGTCATATTAGTATTTATGCATAAAAAAAGGGGGCATAAACGCCCCCTCTCTTAATTCTCGTTGTATAAACGATCTCTTACATAAGGTTAGTTACTTTAACCATTCTGTAATAGATGTTTGCTTGATCAGTTCCAGTATCAGAAGCTTGAGCAGATGATTCTGCAAATGGGTTTCTGATTAAACCATATCTAGTTTTGAAACCAATTTTTGGTTGGAATGTATCTTCACCAACTGCTCTCACCATTTGTAGTGGAACATATGGGCAATAGAACATACCTGCGTCATAAGGTGAAGTACCTTTGTAACCCACAACGTAGTATTGAGCAGCAGTATTGTTTGACGCATATGGGTCAATGTATACTTTGTATCTGCCGTTTAGAGTACCAGCAAAAGTGTTACCAGTATCGTCAACGTTTAGTGAGTTGTTAAGAGCAGGAGTGTAATCTAATACACCAGCCATTTGTAAAGCAGAAGCAACATCAGAAGAACAGATAATGATGTTACCTTTTCCTCTTCTTGTTTCTTGTGCGATTACGTTAGCGTCTCTCTCAACTTGGAACATTAAACCTTTGAACTTCTCAACTGACCAACGACCATTTGAATCTGTGTCAAGATCGAAAGTACCAGAAGTTGTAGTGTTAATGTTAGCACCTTTTTTCGCTTTTTCGTAAATTGTTCTAACTACTTCTCTGTTGATCTCTGCAAGGATCTCAGCAGATAGAATGTTAGCCAATTCTGTTTCAGCATCTAAACCGTGGATTGCTTTTAAGTCTTGAGCAAGTTCCATTGTATATTCTGCTTTTAACTGTCTAGTTTTAGCAGTAACAGTAGACTTCTCAATACTGAAAGCCATTTCAGCGAAAGATGAACTTGCTTCAGCAGTAGCTGTTGCAATACCAGTACCAGCAGTTACACTAGTAGTAGTATCGTTCATCAACCCTGGATTTAGTGAAGAACTATGAGTACCAGTTCCAGAGAAATCTGAATCTGCTTCGTTGAATAGTGCTTCTGTGCCTGAGTTTGAAGTAAATCTGCTCTTCATTGCGAAGATTAGACCAGTTGGACCAGTCATTGGTTGTACACCACAGATGTCGTATGCAATAAGATTAGGCATTGCTCTTCTTACAAGTGAGATTAGGATTGGATCCCAGTTTGCTACAGCACTGTCGCCAGTGATGTTTGCAATCTCACCCAAGAAAGCTTTGTCTTCTCTTGCTGCTTTTTCTTGGTTTTCCAGGATAACGGAAGTAACGGCTCTTTTGTACGGGTTATCTATTTTTGGTAGATCCGGGTGCTCAAGAACCGGTTGCCATTTTTCCTGTAAGTTTTCTGAATTAAACATTATGTTTATCTCTCCTTATAGTTTATTAATTTCCGTAGATATCTCTACTTTTCCCCCTACTGATTGCAGCCGCATAGCGTGCCATTGAGTCTGACATATCCGCTACTGTGTTACCATCATTGGAATTTTTTACTGTATCAACATTCTCAGTTGATTCTGGTGCTTTTGCTTGTCCAAAATAACTTTCTTTAATTGTAGAAAGTTTTTTAGAGTATGCGTCAGCACTTTCGAATGCTACATCTTCTACTAAAGATTTCATCTTTTCTTTTTCTGTGTCAGCCATTCCTGATACAGCACTTTCAAAGATTTCGTCTTTTGTGTAACCTTCGATTAACTTTTTATCTTCAACTGCTTTTTCAGTCATTTCGTTGATTTTAGCTTTTGCTTCTTCCAGTTCTTTTTCTTTCGCTTCTAGAACGTCATACTTTTCATCTGGAACATCAATGTAATGATCTTCGAATAGTTGTTTTAATCCACCAATAAAGTCTTCAGCGATTTCGCCTTTGATTCCTTTTTCGATAGCAAGTTCGTTGTCAGTCATCCATTGTTCTACAACGTAGTTTAGATAATTGTCAACTTTAGTAGTTAATTCTTCTTTAACTGTTTCTTTTGCTTCGTCAAGTTCAGTTGCGTATTCACCTTCTAATCTTTCGATTTCAGATTTTACTTTAGATTTAACAGCCGCTTCAAAGATTGTTGCAGCTTTAGTTTTGAACTCTTCCGACAAAGTATCGTCACCAGATACAAGAGCGTTAACGTCATCAGAAACGTCAATAGATTTTACTCTAGCTTCAACTGCTTCTTTGTTAACTTTCTTTTTATCTTCGTCATCATGCATGCCTTCTTCTTTTTCTTTATCTTCGTCACCATGCATTGCAGCCATGATTTTTTTGTAAGAAGCAGCAATATCTGCTTTCTTCATTTTGTTCATGTTGTCGTACATTGCTTGGATCATACCAGATTTAGTTTTAGGCATTTCCATAACTTCTTCTTCGTCTTTATCGTCTTCTTTTTCTTTTTCGTCCTCGTCAGCGTCTTCCTTTACTTTTTGTAGAGGTTCTGCCGGAGCGGCACCTTTGGTAGGAGCAGATGAGTCTTTCTTAACCTTGTCGTCTGCCTTGTCTTGACCTGGTTTTTGATCAGGTTTAACAAGAGCAGGTCCAAGATCCTCATAGTCGCCACCTTTTTGCATTGGGTCTGCTTTACCAGCAGCTGCTTTTGGTGCGTCTGCGCCCTTAGGAGCTTCAGAAACGATTTCTTGTTCGTTTTTAATTTCTTCAGCCATTTGTATTTACTCTCCTAATTTGATATCAAATTTTTGCGTATAACTATTTATTATTTCGTTAATTTTTGCATAAAGCTTTGAAACGCATGTGCGTCAGCTTTTGCTTGTCGTTGTCTAGTTTCACGCTCAATTTGTTCTTTTATTTCAGAAACATCTTGTTCTTTGATGATTCCGTTGTCCCAAATCCACTCTTTACCTTCCATTACGCCATTGACGAATGCCTGTGGAGCAGAAGGATCTGCGACTATATCGGCTGCTGTTGCTAAGTAAAAATCAGATTTTACATAGTTAGTACCGCCTTTATTCTCTAGAGAACCCATGCCTCTAGAAGAAACTCCCAATTGTGCGCCTTCGTCTATTAAAGACTTGACGATTTTACCGTAAGGTGTATCAGTAATCTTTGCCTCACCAATATAGTTGCCTTTATTATCAGGTTCTAATCTAGTGATTAAGTGTGATACTCTCTCTAGATTCACAGTCGGTCCATCAGGATGCCCTAACTCACCAAATGCTCTCTTACGGTCTATAAATTCTTTTCTGTAACGATTGACTTCTTTGTCAAGAACTTCCATAGGGTAAACACGACCATTTCTGTTTTTGATGTTCGCTTGCATAAAAATACCACGAATGTAGTGCTTTTTGCTATCACCCTCTGCCTCAACAATGTACTGACAGTCGTTGATTTCTTCTCTTATTAATTTCATTTGTCTCTTCCCCTACGAGTTTTTACTATTTATATAAAGCGGACTCAAATAAAGCCCGCTTTATTACTATGAATTACTATCTTGTTTGTCCTGAATTGTCATAACCTTTTGCTTTAGTTACCTCAATAATGATTGTTCCAGTTGCCGCACTTGCGTTATTGATGAGTATATCGCCAGTCACACCAGAACTTTCTGGGTTTGTGATTAGTGGTTGTTTACCATGATATCCATACTCACCACTACCGTGTAATGATATTGCATGATCATTTGAACTTGCGTCAAACAATAATTGTATATCACTATTAACTGCGGTTGTATTCCATTTAATACTTCTTATGTGTAGTGTCGGGTTACTATCGTGACCTTTTAAGGTACTTGCGTCAACACATACAACATTTGAATTTGTAGCATTGTTGATTTCAAACATTCTTACTGTTCTTGTTTGACTGTCAACAAGGTTTCTTGCGTTTACTATAGCCATTTTTACTTTCCTTTATATGGTTAGACCCGTTTCTTTTGCGAAATAGGTTTCTATATCTTTTGGTTGTATTCTATGTTTTTTAGCTACGTCTTTCATAACTTTAGGAAACGTAGTTAAAACTTTTTGTGGTGTCTTTGCCATCATAGCAAAAACATCATCTACTGCCTTTTTAACTTTGGGCGCCAGTTTCTTATAAGTCAAAGAACGTTTATGTTCGTCTTTTTCCTTAATCGTCAATCTCAGTTGGTTGAGCGTCAGCATTTGTAGTTTCTGGTTCCTTTGTTAAAATTGTTCCTGCTAAATCTTTTCTTTTAGCATCTAATTCTGCGCCAACTTTATCAGATAGCGCAGCCTTAAATTCTTTTTCTGCTTCTACGGTATTACCGTTATCTAAAGCGTTTATAATGTTTTTTGTATTTTCAATAGACATTAAAATCCTCCGTCATCATCTTGTTTTTGTTTAGGATCAGGTAATATACCTGACTCTATCTCTTGTTTAATTATTTCTTTTTGTTCTTCTACCTCTGCGTCAGTCATTTTAAGTATTTGTTTCATGACATAATCTTTTGAGTATATCTCACCTAACATACCAGACTCTTTTACGCTTCTGAATACTTCCATGCGATCTTTAAACATTTCTGTTTCTTTTATTTCTGCGAAGTATCCGTCATTAACATAATCATACTTAATTGTTTGAGATAGATTGTTATCCCAATCCTCGATAGTCACAATACCTTTGAGAATAAGTTGTGTTTTTAGTAGGTCGTGAAACAGAACATTAAATCTATTTCTTAATCTAGAAACAAATTTTGTGAACTTTAATTCATCACGATTTATTTCAGTTGATCTACCTAACTGTAACCCACCTGACGCTTCACTATCTAATCTAGAGTAAGGTACATTTAAAGATTGATATAACTTCTTTTGAAAATATTTTATATCATCTATCTCACCTAGATTTGAACCACCAGGTAGTGTAGTTATTTCAGTACCTCGACCACCTTCTCGTCTTGGTAACCAAAAATCTTCTAACATACTCATATATTTTCTATCGTCTCTAATTTCACCAGTAGAGGCGTCATACACAAGTTTATTTCTATATCTGTTCATTACATCTTTGAGGTATTGTTCTGCTTTTATTTTAGGTAAGTTACCTACATCAATGTAAAAAATTCTTCTTTCAGGTGCTCTTGATATACGATAGATAACAACACTATCTTCAATCATTCGCAGCTGATTAACTGGTTTGATTGCCTTATGTAAGTAAGACAATATTAAATTCTTTTGTTGATCTACGAGACCACTAGGACAATATGCGATTGAGTCTTTTGCAATCTTTAATCCTGTAGTCGCACTTGCACCAGGTTGTACGCCTTTTTCATTGTATATAAAAAATTCTTCAAATTCTATAGCACCAGGTTTTTGTACACCGCCTTGTACTTCTTTAGGTGCAAATTCAGCACCTGGTTTTGATTTAGGCGATCTTACTTTTTTAATTTTTCTTGGGTCGATATATCGTAATTCAGTAATACCATTTTTAATATTTTTTGGGTCTATTAATTTATGATATACTATTCTACCATCAACATACCATCTACGAAATATATCGTGACCTTTTTGTTCGAACTCCATTAAACTAATGATGTTCTTAAACTCGTCTGTTATTCTTTTCTTTATTGAACTACTAAAAGGAACCTTATTCAAGTTAAGTCTTACGACTTCTTGACTGTCATCAACAACGATAGACTCATTAACAATATCTTCAACCGCTTGATCACACTCTGGGTGCATAGCGATTTCTCTATATCGTCTAATTAAATCTGACTCGTTATTTACTTTTCCTTCGATATCAAGATAGGTCCCAAAGTGACCACCACCCATAATCGTCTGTGTACCGTCATCTGCTGTAGGTGCGGTAAAAGACTGACTAGTTTGTTTAGTCTCTTTTCGCTTGATTTCGAAACCAAATATTTCTGCCACTACTTTTTACTCCTTTATATTATATAGGGGGTCTCGAAAGACCCCCATTTTCAACTTTATGTTGTAGTGTTTGATTCCCAATATTGGTATCTCCAAGTACATGTAAATTGTTCTAACTCTGTCGCAGCTGCGTAAGTTAGTTCAATCGCTTCAAGTGATTTTGGAAACATACCTCTAAAGGTATACGATTTTATTGTGTTACCGTTTCTATCTAAGTGATCTACAAAAGCGTCAACTTGATAATCTACAGGATTAACTAGACCTTCATTGTCTGAATGGTTGTTAATACCGTTTGACCATCTTTCAATCGCATTTCTGATACTAAAGTCAGTATCATTAATGATTGTAGTTGTCCACTCTGCAAATTCTCTATCACCTGCTAGATAAACATTTCTGCCTCTAAAAGGTATAGTGATTTCACCTAGTGTTGACGCAGGAAGTTGAGTTGAAGAACATAAGAAAGCCATGCTCTCAGTTTCTCCGCCAGTAGAAGCAAAACCTGGAAAAGGTAAAGTAACCTTAAACTGGTTTGCTCTAGCGCCTCCGCCTTTAAGTTTAGAAACAAAATCTGATATATTAGCCATTTTCTATTTCCTCCCTTAACCTGCTACTTCACTAAATGCAACACCTGATCGTGTAGCAATAAAGTTAAGTTTGATGAAGTTGATTGAACGATTAGGTTTGATAAAGATATCAGCAATAAATTCGTTTCTATCTATAACTTCACCAGTATTGTTAGTTTCGTCACACACTACTGAAAAATCAGTAAGTCCTCTTCTACCTTGAATATCTCTTAGGAAAGGTTCTACTAAGTTTCTAAATTGTGCTCTTGTGAACTCATCATTGAACTCAAAGAGTTGGAATTTAGCAGCAGTAGAGATTGCTTTCTCTAAAACAATAAACAGTCTTCTAACATTAATTCTGTCAAAAGCACTAGGTTTAGCTTGTGCTGTTTTATCTCCGAATAGTACAGTACCTTGACCAGGGAATGTTACAACAGGATTTACTCTCGCTTTGTAGAGTTCGTCTCGTTGTGTCTGGTTAGGATTAAACGCAAGTTTAACTGCACCTCTAATTTGTCCTCTACTGAAACCAGCAGGTGAGAAGTGAGGGTCAGCAACTGTGTCTGTTCTTGCACATAGTCCAGCGATGTCACCACATAATGGCACAAATCTGTATACGTCATTGTATTTGTCGTATTGATATTTGTATCCACTATCGATAACAGCATAAGAAGAACTTGATAGTCCGTCTGCAAATGCTTTAACATTTGCTGTTTGTGAGATTGGATCTGATACATTCACAACATCTGCTCTTGCAGGTGAAATAAATGCGACACAATCCTTTCTTGCTTCTGCAACATCAATTATTTTTGTAGCATGTGTGTCACCAGTAGCATCTGCTGCTGTTGCACCACCACCTTGAGATGGTCCGCCAATAAGTAAATTAATATCGACTGTTTCTGCGTCAGCAAACTTATCGTATGCTAATGCCATTTCAGCAAGAGTAGGTTCATTGTCGTCTGTTCCACCAGAAAGTGAAGTTGAGAATACGTTGAACGCATTTGTTGTACTATTATCAAATGTTCTACCAGTTTTTGTTAAACCAGCAGTTGATAAAGTTGTTTCGTGATCCATCCAGTAAACGTATTCACTTGATCTGTAAATAACATCTACATAGTAGTTTGAATTGCCTTGTGCGTCTTTGGCGTCTGAAGCCTGAGACATTCCTTCAAATGTTTCAAGTACAGTTCCAGCAGTACCTGTGATACCACCGTCTTCGTCAATAACAGCGACATGTAATTCGTCATTCGAACCACCTGCGTTTGAAACATCATCAGTAGTTGTTGGCGCATTTGAGAAATTGAAATAATATTCCCAATATCTCTTGATATGTGCGTTGTCCGCTACTGCGTGTCTTAATCCGCCTGTTTGTGTTGTGCCAGTTGCAGGATCAAATCTTGCAATGGTTAACAAGTGTGTTGAGATTGCTGTTATTTTGTAGTAATTGCCTGAAGGTGCGGCGGTAAAGTTACCGCTGATATCACCAAACTCTAGTATGTCACCCACTTGTACCTCTGTACCGTCATCAATTGTGATAGTTGTATCGCCAATAGCCGCTGAAGCGTCATTGACTAAGTTATCACTTGCGATAGACGAAGCAAAAGCAGTTGTGTTTGTACACATAGAGACTTTTAGGTTATTACCTGCTGTACCAGCTTCTCGAGCAGCCCAATTGCCAACGGCACCTTGACCACTTCCATAATTGTCTAAGTAATGAGTTGTATTTTTAATCTGTAATCCTGTACCATCATCTGTAGCATTTAGATTACCCGTTACAGCTCTCACCACTCGTAAGGCATTTCCGTACTGTAAAAAGTTGGTTGCACTAAAAAAGTATTCGAATGTAGCAGCAGTTGGTTTCCCAAATACTCTTACATATTCGTCTTCACTAGAGATTAAAGTAACCTCGTCCATCGGCCCTTTCTCAGCAACGACACCAATAGCACCAATTGAAGTTGATACTGCCGGTATTACGTTAGTGAGATCCTTTTCAGTCACTAGAACGCCTGGTGATACTAAAAAAGCCATTTTGTTTTCTCCTTTGAGTAGTTAAATTTTAATATTAAAATCTTACGAAACTATTTATAAAATGCATGATTTACCAACCTTTCTTGTACTTGATTGGTGTCCATGTTGTGCCATATGGGTCTTTAAAACTTTCGGGTTCTTGTAAACCGTCATCTAAAAATCCAAAAGGTGCCATGTCTTGTTCTAACATATGTTGTTGTTCATCTACAAGTCGTGCTCGTATATCTTGATCTGTTAATTCTTTGAAATATGTCTGATTTGATAACCACGCAAACATAACAAGACATGCAACTAAATCGTCATTTGCACCTTCTTCGGCTTCGTACTTTTCTTTACCTTTGAGTATATAGGTTGACAATTCACTAATAATATCAAAATCTTGTATAATAAGCTTATCGTGTTCTATTAATGTCTTTAAATTTGAACAACCTATCTTTTTTACTGCCTTAGTTGTTCTTAAACCTAATTGTGACTGTCTACCACTAAAACCTGTACCTGCAATCTGACCTGATCTGCCTCGTTGATTGACCATAATAAGATTATCATATTCTAAATCAAACTGCATTGTGTCTGCAACTTGACCACCTATATCGTTCACTTCAATCAAGACCTCTGCATTGTTATATGATTTTGCAATCTTGTAAACTATCTGAGGAAATACTAAAGGTTTTATTTCATTGTTTTTATACTTTGCAACTATTTGATAAGGTATTCTTGTTGCGTCAATGACAACAAAAGCAGAATTATCGTTTACTGTGCCTCTCGCAACATCAACTGTAATAACATATCTTTTATCTTTTTGTGGTTCTTCATACATATCAAGTCCTGCACTACTTGTTTTAGGATTGATATGAGACATTGTTCTTAACTTAGAACTATTAATAAGTGTATCAACACTACCTAAGAACTCACATTCAAACTCTGTTTGAAATTGTTGTTCACTTGTATTCTTTATTGTTTCTTCTTTCCATTTTTCGTCACGACCAGGTACCTCTGACCAATGCACTTCGATAGGTTTATAACTATTGCGTTCATGTACTGCGTCATTCCATAATTTGTAAAACATATTCATACCATGAGGTGTAGAAACTATCATTACTTTAGAACTTTTACCAGATGAAATAGTAGGATAAACTGAACTGAAAAATTGTTCTGCAATATTTGTAGGAACATATGCGAACTCATCTAAGAATATAATGTTATATGAACCACCACGAACAGCACTTGATGATGTTGCAGCCGCAAGTATTCTACTACCATTCTCTAATTCTAAACTACCTTTATTCCAGTTAATAACACCTTGTTGTATAAACTTAGGTAAGTTTTCATATGCAAGTTGTAATCGACCTAACAAGTCTCTTGCAATTGCTGCTTTATTAGCAAGTATTGCTATGTTAACATTAGAATTAAATATTGCGTAATGTAATAAGTATGCAATAATTGTTGTTGACTTACCTGACTGTCTAGGTAATTTACAAATACTAAAACGATTATCATGAAACGTATCAACCATTTCTTTCTGAAAGTTAAACATCTTGAATGGTTGTAGGCCATGATCAAGTGTCACTATCTTTAAATAGTTTTCTATAAAGTAAATAGGATTATCTTGACAGCGTATAAATTCTTCAACTTGTTTTTTTGTGAATTTAACTTTTTGATTTGCTGCTTTAAGATTAGGATTACCTAGATAAGTTTTATTTTCCATTTTTCTTTATCAACTTTTGTAATTCTGCTGTTGAACCAACAAATAGATTATTCTCAACTTTATTGGGTGCTTTCTTTGTTTCTTCACCTAACTTCTTCATTTTCTCTTGCAACTGTAAAAGTTTTTCTGTAACTTCGCCTACGTTTTTTATTAACTGACCTGCAACTTCATATGTTCTTGGATGCTCTGTTTCTTTTGCAAGTGTTAATATGCCATCTATGGCGTCTTGCCCTCTTTCAACAAGATTGTACAAATTCTCACGACTATATTTGTAGTCGCTATCTATATCTTCTTGTTCTTTAGGACGAGGTATTACAGGTTTACTCTCAACAGGTACGACATCTTTTTCTGCAATGTCAAGTATCTCGTTGAGTTTATCCTCAACTTTTTTCATTACGAGTCTTTATCTGTACCAGAAGCAGGATCGTATGTGTCA